TTTGTCCCGCTCGATTGCGACAGTCTCGACCACGACTTTTTGGTCACGCACCTCTGCGCTCGCCCACTGCGGAAAAATGTCGAGCACGTCGTCAAAAGACTGTGTCGAATTAAAATTATTCCACAAGCGCAGAGCGAGCGACATGACGCTCGACCACGACGTGCCAAAATTTACTTGACGCGCTTGACACTTTGCGAGCAAGGGCAATGTGCCCTCTTTTTGCGACTCTGCGCTCGACACTTGCCGCGTCAATTGGAAACGCGAGACGGGCGTGTCCGTGATAGCTGCCGTCCATTGCATGAGTGCGACAATGAGCTCGATTATCGGGCGCGGGTCTGCGCCGTCGATTGCGTCAAAAGACGCCTCGCTCGGCGACTTGGGCGTGCCGACAACGCTCGCGGGTTTGATTGTGAGCTTATTGCTCATGTCTGAATTGAGCGGCTTGCCGTCTGTCGTGGGAATAAAGCCGAGCGCGCGATAGATACGGAACACAGTCAAGTCACTCGCGCCGAGCAAGTCGACGAGCACATGGTTTATCGCTCTTTGCATGGGAATCGCGTCCCATATCTCTGACCTGTCGTCGGCGTTGCGGAAATGAATGAGCGGAATGCCGAGCGGGTTGCCTTGCGCGTCTGTCCAAGGCACGACGTGCGTGCGTGTCGTCTCGTCGACAAAGGGCACAAAGCTCTTGCCGTCTTTTATAATATATTTCTCGACGCGGTCAGGAAAATACAAATTGACGCGCACGCGCGCCTTGAGCTTGCCGTCGAGCGTCTCTGTGTCTGTCCAAACCTTGACGCCATAAAGCGCTTTTTGGTCTGCGTCATTATTCTCATAGACCATAAAGCACCCATCGCCATTGCCGCCCACTTGCGGCGACGTGTATCGCGGCGCAAGTGTAAAGCGCGGCATCGCATTCTCTGCGTCCCAATCGACAAAGACAAAATGCTCACGACGTGCGAGCGCTTGCTCGTGCACGACTTGCGCGCGCGCATTCATTTTATTCCGCTCCCAAATTTGAGCGAGCAAAAGTCGCACGTCGTCGGCGGGCGTCGCATTCGGCAAAGGCGCTTGAGCATATTGCGGCGACGTGCTCGTCACGGCAAACGATGTCACACTCAAGCGCTCGCTCACTGCGCGAATAACAGTGCGGCACACATTGAGACGGAAAAGCGGGTCACTCGCCGAGCTTTGGTCGCCGAGAATGCTCTTGAGACGCTCGTCGAGCTTTACGTCTTGGTTGCCGTCAAAGTATTCCGAGCATAGCTCAATCGCCTTTTGCAATGCGAGCTCGTCTGTGCTCTGCGCTTGCTCATACGCGAGCTCCGCGCGCACTGCGAGCTCGTCGCTTGTCGTCAATGAGGGAATCATATTTGCTCACTCCTTTTTGGTCGAGCGCATTCGACGAAATTTCGTCACACATGCGCGCTCACTTGCGTCTCTGCGTCTCAAGATAATTATACACAAAGCTTTGAGTCGCATTCTCTGCGACGCCGCACGCCGCATAACGCAGAGCGTCGAGTCTGTGAAAAAAGCGCTTGCTCTCAATCTCGTCGCTCGGCATCCCGCGCTTGTCGAGCTTGCGTCGATACGTGCCGAGCTCGTCGAGCACGCCTCGACACGAGCGGAACACTTTGAAACGCGGCGGGCGCGGCTTGACGAGTGCGGTCACTCTGTCGATGCCCGCCTCGACATCGCCCACGGGCGGCTTGAGCACGTCGAGTCCTTCTGCGCTCCAATCGCGTCTCTGTTGCGACTCGCTCGCCGCGCCGCCGTAATAAGCGACGACATTCTCGTCGCGAGAGAGTGCGCGCGTGTCATTGACGAGCTCACGTGTCGACTTGCCGCCGTCGAGCAATTCTCGGTAGAGATAAAATACGTCCGCAATCTCGTCGTGAGCAAGCCAAACGCGTGCGACATTCGCTCCCCCAAAGTCGATGCCCACATAACGCGGCATCGCACTCGGTAGAATAAAGTCGTCGACGACTTGCACTGCGTCGTCAAAGTCGGCATAGATAAGCCCAACGGGACGCGCGAAAAGTCCCGCGTAAAACATTTGGAAGCGCCAATTCGGCATCGTGCGACGTGCGCGCTCATACTCGGCAAAAGGAAAAGACGGATTCGCATAGCTCGGAAATTGTATGACCTCAATGTCTTTGTCGCCTTGCTCCCACTTGTCATAGACTTCCGTTTTGAGCCATCCCACATTATAGATAGTCGTCGTCGCGAGCACTCGCCCCTCTGCGAGTGAGAGACGGCGCAAGACGGCTTCCCAATGCTCAAGCGTGAATGTGTCTTGCCCGACCTCGTCAAGCCACGCCGCACTCGCAGTCGCAGACTCAAGCCCGCCGTCTGCCTGTGCCGAGCGCAAAATAATTCGCGCATACATTGGCTCGCCCGCACGCTTTGCCCAAAAGCCGCGCTCGGGGTCGGCAATCTCAATGATTCTATCGCCGCGCCAATAACGTCCGATGCCGAGCACGTGCTCAAAAGTCTCTCGCAGTGAGGGGAGCATCTTGAGCTTAAAAAGGTCATAGCTCGATGTTACTGCAAGATAATCGCCCGCGCCTCTGCGCTTTATTTCATTCGCGAGCCACCATGCGCCGAATGTCGTCTTTCCGCTCTGCGTGCCCGCGAGCACAAAGATAAAGCGTGCGCGTGAGTCCCATGCGCGCGCTTGTCCTGCGTGCAAGTCGAGCACGAGTCGCTCGTCTGCGATATGCCAAAGCTTGCGCGGCGCAAGCGTAGGGACAAGCGGGACAGGCGCACTCGGCGCAATTTGACGAAATTTCGTCGAGCTGCGCTCGTCACGCGCTTTGGACTGCGGGCGCGGTTGTGTCGACAGTGCTCGCGGGCGCGTTCGGGTTGGCATAGTCTGCGGGTTTGTGCACGACAATCTCGCGCCACGTCTGCGAGAGCGCCTTGCCCTCGACATCGGTGAGCGAGTGCTTGCTCGGAGCGTCAAGCCCTAAAATCGCGCAACGTCGCTCGATACACCATTGCACGCCGTCGAGATATTTTGTGTCGCCGAATTGCGACATTTTACGCACTGCCGCGCGGTCACGCAGTGGCACGCTCTTTTTATTTGCGCTCGTCGCCGCGCGACTTATGCGCTCGGTCACAGTTTCCTCGCGTGCGCCTTTTGAGCGCTCCCATGCGCTCCAATACTCGACCTCAAGCGTGTCGACTTTGGCGAGCTCTTGTGCTTTGAGCTCGTCAAAGTCGCGGAGCATTGAGTCAAGCCAACGCGAGCGAATGACGCCGAGGTCATAGCTGATAAGCTGTTGCGTGAGATTATAGTCGCGCGTCGACGAGAGACGCGCGGCAATTTGCGCTTGTGTGTCGCCTCGCAAGTAAAGCGTCGCAATCTCTTGCCTGTCGCGTTCTATTTCAATCGACGAGCGCTTGTGCGCCGTGCTCGACTGCGACTGTGTCTGCGTTTGTGCTCGACGTGTGCGAGCGCTTTTTTGTTTGCGAGCCATTCAATACCTCATACAAAGACTAGATACAAAGAGCGCTCACTTGGGCGCATACTCTGTCGGGTCGGGCACGTTCGCGAGCATAAACGCCTCGCGGCGCTCTGTGCACGTCGCGCACGTGCCACAGTGCACAGAGCCGCCCTTGTAACATGACCACGTCAAGTCAAAGGGCACGCGCAGCTCTGCGCCAAGCAAGACTATTTCCTCTTTTCGCAGTCGCGCAAAGGGAGCCATGAGCTCGACGTGCGCGATGCCGTCGAGCGCGACTTTTTGCATGTCTGCGAATGCGTCAATAAACTCGACGCGACAGTCGGGATATATTGCATGGTCGCCCGCGTGCACGCCAATCGCGACGGCATCGGCGCGAGCATTGACGGCGAGAGCGAATGCGAATGAGAGGAAAATCGGATTGCGAAAAGGGACGACAGTGATTGCCATGCGCTCGTCTGTATAGTGACCATCGGGCACAGGCACGCGGGCGTCTGTGAGCGACGAGTGTGATATATCGCCGAGCGCGTGCAAGTCGAGCACGCGGAAAGCGACGCCGAGCGCCTCTGCGACTTTGCGTGCCGAAAAGAGCTCGCGCGCGTGGCGTTGCCCGTATCGAAAAGAGACGAGCGCGAGCTCGTGCCCTCTGTGCTTGAGATAATAGGCGAGCACAGTCGAGTCGAGCCCGCCGCTCGCGACGACAATGACCTTTGACTCGCTCATGCGTCGCCCGCTTTGAGATATGATGCCGTCGCCTCAATGGCAATGCCGCCGCGCACATTGAAACGCACGCACACGTCGACGGCAATCGGCGCGATGTCGCGCACAAAGTCTCTCAAGATGGCTTGAGCCAAATGCTCGTGGAATACTCTTTGCTCGCGCCACGATTCCAAATAAAGCTTGACGCTCTTGCTCTCGACAAAATGCTCATGGGGCACATAGTCGAGCACAATCTCGGCAAAGTCGGGTTGCCCCGTGACAGGGCATCGACAGGTAAATTCTGTGCACGTGAGCACGACGTGCATTCCGCGCGCAGAGACATCGAGCGCAGAGTCGACAACGGGCACTGCGTCAAAGGTCGTGCGCGCCTCTGCGCTCTGAATGCCGAGCGCCGAATATGTGTGCGTGCGAGAGCTTGTGTCTGCGCTCATATCCGTCCCCCTCGCTCTGTCGCGACAACCTCGTCGCCCGCGCGCTCATTCTCTTTGACAAAGTCGACGACGACATAGGTGAGCGGCGTCGCAAGCACCTCATAAATAATTTTGACGCTTGCGAGCGAGACAATGAGCGGGACGAGTGCGTCGTCGGGCAAAACGCCATGAAAGGCGACCAAGACAAATACGATTGAGTCGAGCGACTCGCCGACAATGGTCGACGAGATTGTGCGCGCCCAAAGATATTTGTCTTTGGTGAGCGCTTTGACTCGCACAAAGGTTATCGCGTTCGCGTTTGTGCCAATGAGATACGCGACAAAGCTCGCGAGCAAGAGACGCGGCGCAAAGCCGAGCACTGTCTCAAATGCCGCTTGCCCTTGCCAAAAAGGGGGATAGGGCAATGCGAGCGTGAGGTAATAGAATATGACTGCGACCAAATTTGCCGCAAAGCCAACGGCGATAAGATGTCGCGCTTTTCTCAAGCCGTATACCTCGGGCACGATGTCGCCGATAATATACACGATTGGAAAAAGCAAAGTGCCCGCCGTGAGCGTGAGCCCAAGCGGAGCCGCCCATAGCTTGCCCGCGATGATATTCGACACGACGAGGGCGACACAGTAAAAGGCAGAGAGCACGACAAACATGAGCGACACGCGCTCGGCGAATGCTTGACGAAATTTCGTCACTTTATTCCTCCGTTTTGGAATGGGCGCGGGTTCGGTGACCGCGCGTTTTGACTTTGCGCTTTGTCTCTTGCGACGTGTCGCTCGCTTGCGCGTCGACACGCTTTTGAGCACTGCGCGCGGCATAAAGCGCATTGACTGCCGCCGCAATGTTTCCAAGCGAGATAGCTATGCTCACAAATTTTGGATTCACAAGCTCGCTCAAGCCGATGTCGGTCAAGTTTCCGTCGCGCCCATCGGGATACGTAAAGTGTGCCCAATCGGCAATGCGACTTATATAATTATTGTCGACGCTCACCACGTCGTCGCCCATGACGCGCAAGTATTCTAGCTGCGATTTCCACGAGCCGCCGAGCAAGTGCACACGTCGTCCTTTGAATGCGCTCGGCGGTAGCTGCGTGCCGCCGTGTGTCGTGGGCACAGAATAGCCGAGCACAAAGCGCGCGGGAATCTTGTCGAGGCAATCATATTTTGGAATGACAATCACATTCTCTGCGCTCGCCGCGAGCTCGTCTGCCCATGCGAGCACTTGCTAAAGCGAATAGAATGCGACGCCCTCTTTTTTTGCTTGCGACTTTGTCAAGAGGTCGCGCGTCGTCGCATACTTGGGACGTGTCTCATGCACGACGGCAGAGTGCTTGACGTGGTCATACGCGCGCCAGTCATTATCGACAAACGCGAGCGCGTGTG